ACAGTGATGAAGCAAATTGGCTATTTGCAGGATTATATAAATAAGATGTGCAACTAGCAGAATGAGGCGGACGAATCCGTCCGCTATACTTTATTTGGACTCTGCACTAAGTGATTTCAAAGATTCATCATCTATTTGCTGGAGAATCTGGTCAATCTGTCCATTAAATCCTTTGAATTTGATGACTCTTTTTGTGATTTTCTTTCCCTCACCGTTTATGCCAAATGATACATTATCAGGGCTCGATTTTAAGCCAATACCTGCTGAACCTGAACCATCATAATATTCTTCGATTTCTACCTCGTCAGCCACAAGTATCCTGCGAGCTATGGACAGTTCTTGTTGTACTTTTGCTTGAGCTTGAAGAACGGTTGACTGCAGCTCAGCCTTAAGTGCTTCCTCATTTAACTGCTGAGGTGTCTGATCATCATCTATCGATTTTTTACTAAAAGCTTCAACAGCTTTTTTGATGGCGATCTCAATAACCATACCGGCTGGGCCAGCTGTGTACAGACCAATCATTTCGTCTTCCTTCTTAACATCTCATAAGCTGTATTGTCGACAAATCTATGAGGATTATGAATAAATTTATGATGGCTGCAACCATCGTTACCTAAGCTATCACCGTTGGGATGGTAACCCTATAGGGCGGTTAAAAATTTCTGATTGTATGGCACATATCAAATCATGCTTACCTGCGGAATCTAGTTAACAAATTTAAGTACGTAATTAATTGTCTGCAGTAAGGTATGGGGAGGGATTTGTTGAGGATTGAAGATCCTCCGATGATTTCGCTCAATAAACAAGTCATGGAATGATGATGCTTCAGTAACAATAATGGCTTCATTCTGAAAGCCTCTATCATTAAACTGGTCAGCAGTTATGTCTATTATCATTCCCTCGAACTCAAGCCAGGCATGACTCGCGCCATTTCCAATACTTGAGGTCCCTTCCTCTGAGTAGTGTGTGCCGCTTATGTAGTGTGTGGTTATTCCGAGTCGATTATATAAGACTACCTGCAAAACCTCAGATGTATCACCACAGCATCCGCATGGGAAATCGGCAATGCTAAAAGATGAGTAGGATTGGTGATCTGTTTTTTTACTACCCTCAAGGGCTTCTCTAACCTGCGTTGAAATGCTAATTATTTTATCTTTCATGGAAACCTCATTGTACACGTAAACTGGCGGGAATTGGTCACTCGCGAGAAACGTATCAGTTTAAACTGTATAAACATATTGGATAAAGTCGGCTCATACAATTGAATTAAGTTATTACATAAAAAACAATGCATTAAGGAGCTTTGACCCTGCAGCTAAGCATGTACACATGGTCAGGACATTCTTTGTACGTTCTAGTTATTTGATAGAACTTCAACGTCTCACCTAAATAACGTTTATGTTTGTTAGAGTACCTTGCTGCACTGTTTCTTACCTGTTTGGACAAACTGGTTAATTTATCCTCGATAATGTAATTCACACAATGAGGGCACTCTATGTATGAGCTGGTAGCTGAAGGCTTAGAAATCAGATTGGCTGCACTTTCACATAGGTAGCAAATAAACATATGTATATCTCCTTTTCTTGAGTTATCGGCATATCGAATCCGGACTTTAATACTTGGATAATTTCTATGATCAAACCGGACTGGGGCGTGCTTCAGCAACGGTTCCTGTCCGACCATGCCGCAACCGGCGTATCACCAAAGGAATGGTGTGAAGCGCAGGGACTGAACTACGCAACCGCACGCCGATATATAAAAAAGCTTGCTGCGGAAAGTGCGCAAAAATCTGCGCAGAAAAAAGTGCGCACTGCGCAGAAAGAACAAAGCGCAGAAGAGTTAGTGGACATAAAGCTTAGTGCGAAGGTAAAGCGATTTATTGCTGAATACCTGAAGGACAACAACGCCACAGCCGCCGCTGCACGTGCTGGTTATAGCGACCCAAACTACGGTCGTCAGCTCATAACGAATCATAACGTTGCGCAGGCTATTGCGCAGCAGCAAAAAGCGTCCATTGTGCGCACGCTTGGCAGTGCCGATGAGGTCTTGGCCCAGATGTGGCAGCTCGCCACTTTCGATGCAAACCAGCTTTCACAGTATCGTCGCGGCGCGTGTCGTTACTGCTGGGGCTTCGGTAATCACTACCAGTGGCGCGATGCAGTTGAGTTGGAAGAGAAGAGGCTCGAGGCTGTTGAGCGTGACAGACGTGAACCCGAAGATTCCGGCGGTTACGGCTATGACCATAACCGAGAACCAAATCCAGAATGTCCGCGCTGTAACGGCGATGGTATTGGCCGGCCTTACTTCCCTGATACACGCAAACTACCGGAAGCTTCAAGGCTCGCTTACTCAGGCGTGAAGGTCGGCAAGAACGGCGTTGAAATCACAGCCATCAGCCGCGAAAGAATGTTCGAAGCGGTAATGAAGCGCCTTGGCCTGGCCGATAGCGAGTTCGCCCAGCGCCTGCAGCAGATTGAAATCGAACGCCGGCAGCTTGAGGTCGAGAAACTCCGTAAAGAGCTGGCAGGTGATGGTGATGGTGACGAACCAACCCCAGTGCAGATCAATATCAACGTAGTGGATGCGAGAGCAGACGATGGGGATTAGCCCGACACTTAACATTCCTCAGGCGCGCTTCCTCGCGATGCAGCACAAATTCAAAGCCTACGTTGCCGGGTTCGGTTCCGGTAAGACGTGGGTAGGTTGTGGCGGCATCTGCAAAGGGATGTGGGAGCATCCTAAAATCAACCAGGGTTATTTCGCGCCGACGTACCCGCAGATTCGTGACATCTTCTACCCGACGATTGAAGAGGTAGCCTTCGACTGGGGGTTGAGCGTCAAAATCAATGAGGGTAACAAAGAGGTTCACTTCTACGAGGGGCGGCGCTACCGCGGGACAACCATCTGCCGTTCGATGGAGAAACCTGGCTCAATAGTCGGCTTTAAAATCGGTAACGCGATGGTGGATGAGCTGGACGTCATGGCTGCTGCCAAAGCACAGCAGGCCTGGCGAAAAATCATCGCTCGTATGCGTTACAAGGTTGATGGGCTACGTAACGGCATCGATGTAACGACTACGCCAGAAGGGTTCAAGTTCGTCTATACTTTTTACCCGGTTGGCCAGCTCCTTCATGGCCTCAACATACAGGGCGCTCATCGCACTGTAGTCCACGGTTTTGAGATCGTTAATCACTTCTCCATTCTGCGTTGTGCCGATACCGCCTGAACTTACTGCGACAGGAAGAACATGCTCCAGTTCCTGGGCGATGATACCTGCGCTGCGTATTGATTCCGATTCAGTCAGTTGAATGCCAAACGTATACCCCGTCAGGGAACAAATCTTATCCAGAGCGTTACTGACAGGCTCTTTGTCGAATTTAACTCGTTCATCCGAAGTCTGATTCATCGTGACGCACGTGAACTTACCATCAGCCCCAAATGCAAAAGAGTATCCGTTGGAGCCCCCATTATCATTGTTGTCAGGACGGATCTGAATATTTCCTGTTTGCCCGGAATAAATAACCCCTCTGGATGCCCCACCTGTGCCATAGAACCAAACATGAGCATTTTGATTGTTAGCTGGGGCCAAAACAGCAATTTTAGTTTTGCATTCCATATCAGCAGTCGTCGATATTTTTGCCGATGCGCTGATGCTGTTCTGGCAGGTAATTGGATTACGAAATTCAAAGCTATCGCCGATAAAAACGTATTTCCCTGCGTAAAATGTGAGGTCTCCTTTCCCCATGGAGCCATTAGAATTGCCGCCGCAAAGGATGCGTGCGTCATAGTCGTTGGTGCCAAGAAAATGAAAATCAACGAAGCTTGCAGAAGAGGCTTTTTTCGCACCAATTTCGAGGCTTCCGAAGTTGGCTGTGACGCTATCTCCTAAACCGACGTTTTATAGATTGCTCATGAGCGGCCTGGACGATAACTTCACCTGATTTTTTTGCAGAAATAACTGGTTGAAAAATATGCAAATTGGCTACGTAAGGGTGTCAACAAATGACCAAAATACGGATCTTCAGCGACAAGCGCTCGAACGCGCAGGATGTGAGCAGATTTTCGAAGAAAAAATGAGCGGAACAGTGGCGAACCGGCCAGCGTTGAAAAAGCTTCTTAAGGCGCTGAATGAGGGGGATACGCTGGTAGTCTGGAAGCTGGATCGCCTTGGGCGCAGCATGCGGAATCTGGTGCTGCTGGTGGACGAACTCCGGCAGCGCGGGATCCACTTTAAGAGCCTCACGGACAGTATCGATACATCCAGCCCTATGGGGCGCTTTATCTTTCATATCATGTCGGCCCTGGCGGAAATGGAGAGGGAGTTGATTGTGGAACGCACCCGGGCAGGTCTGGCTGCAGCTCGTGAGAAAGGGAGAATCGGCGGCAGGCGTCCTAAGCTTACCCAGGAACAATGGGACCAGGCGGGCCGATTGATTGCGAACGGCCTGGACAGGAAGCAGGTAGCGATAATTTATGACGTTGCCGTCTGCACGCTTTATAAAAAATTCCCTGCTTCAAAACAGGCTTAAATCTGCTCACATAGAAGTGCGGAAATAAAATTTACAAAACTCATAATCCGAAGAGACATAGAAACTTAGAAACGAAACGGCGAAGCTTTAAACAGTCATGATAGGTCCTCTGTCTTGCATGCATACTCAAATGAAATTACTGTATATAAAAACAGTATTTGAGGTGTGCAATATGGAATTTATCAGGCCTGCAGAACTGCGAGAAATTATTGCTCTCCCGCTTTTCAGTGACTTAGTACAGTGTGGTTTCCCAAGCCCAGCGGCTGATTACGTTGAACAGCGTATCGATCTCAAT